TTCGGTGGACGACCGTCGTCTGTAATATATCCAATATAATCTTTGTGATCTGGAGATTGATTTACAGTGTCAGCTGTAACACTCATGTAAATCGGCTCTCCTTTTTCGTCATAGATGGTATTACCGCTTGGATCTGTTGTAGGAATTAGAACGAGGTCATCTCGATCAGCAGTGACTAGTGCTACTTCTCCGTTAGTATCTGTTTGTATGGTATAGAATTTAGAAGTGTCGTAGCCGCTCTTAGGAGCATCAGATTCGGCTTGATCAAGAACTGCCTGTGTGATCTGCATTTCTTTTTCGTATGTTGACATAATGTCACGCAATGTTTGATCACTACCTTCACCTGCAACACCGTCAAGAATATCTTTAAACTCTTGACTATCAACTAGAGGTTTGCATTTAGCACGATATAAATGCGGATACCAAGTAACAGAAAATCCTTCTGCTGCTCTAGTAACTTCTTCTATGACATAAAATCGTTTTAATGCAAATTGAAAATCATTCAATGCAAATTCATCTTTTAAATGGGGTAACTCAATTACATCGCCTGCAATTAACTTTCGTCCAATTTTTTCCACAGTATCGTTAATATGGAACGTAATAAAAATTGTATCATTTTGTAAAAATAATCCAAATTGGCTTAGATTAAAATCAGTGTCTTGTATATTGTAAGCACCTCGCAAAACATAAATGTCTGGATCGTATTTTCTATCACGATTTTCTAAAAATAGAAGATCTTGTATCTGCGTTTCGGAGGGAGAAGCATAACCAGGAGTTGACGGCGTAACGTCGGTCGCTGCTCCTGGGCCTAGATATTTGTGAATCAACACATCCGTTCCGCCGACCTGAAACATCTCCCAGACGGTTTTGTCGATAAATTTGTAATCATTGCCCTTTTCTGGGCGATAAAGCGAAAGTCTTGGCATAGTAGTATATTTACCGCTACGATAAATACTAGCATGAGCACTAATGACCAAGCTAGACAAGAAGTCTATAACTACTGTAAAGCAATGCTAGGCGACGGCATGATTGACGTTGAGCTAGATCCTATACACTACGAAACAGCACTGAACCGATCTTTGGCTGTTTTCCGCCAACGCAGCGATAATGCTGTAGAGGAAAGTTATGTATTTTTGAATCTTTTAGTGGATCAAAACGAATACATCTTACCCCAGGAAATACAGCAAGTTCGACAGATTTATCGTAGAAGCATTGGTTCACGCACAGGCGGCGGAACTGGGGGAACAGTATTTGAACCGTTTAACTTAGCTTACTCAAACACATATTTGTTAAGTTCTACAAATATGGGAGGGCTAGCTACCTATGAATTATTTGCTGGCTATCAAGAACTAGTAGGTAAAATGTTTGGTTCGTTTATTAACTTTGATTGGCAACCTTCTAGTAAAAGATTGTTGATTCATCAAAGACCTAGAACAGAAGAATCTGTGATGTTGTTATGCTATAACACTAAACCAGATGTTACTATAATCAAAGACGTTTATTCGGGGCAGTGGATCAAGGACTACAGTCTAGCAAATTGCAAAATGATGCTAGGGCAAGCTCGAGAAAAGTTTGCTCAAATTGCTGGACCAGGCGGTGGATCGAGCCTAAATGGTGCCGCGCTCAAAACAGAAGCACAACAAGAAATCGAAAAGCTCACAGAGGATCTAATGAAATTGGTTCCCGGCGGCAGCGGTTATACCTGGATAATAGGTTGACATTAATTTAAACTTAATGCTATAATGTTCTTAATTGGAGGACATTATGATCATAGGTATTTGCGGTTTTATTGGCAGCGGCAAAGACACAGTCGCTGACTATCTAGTTAACTTTCACGAATTTAGACGCGAGTCATTTGCCAGCACTCTCAAAGATGCTGTAAGCGCGGTGTTTGGATGGGACCGAACACTGTTAGAAGGGCGAACTAAGGAAGCCCGAGAGTGGCGAGAGCAAGTAGATCCGTGGTGGGCAGAGCGTCTAGATATGCCTACACTAACTCCTCGATGGGTATTACAATATTGGGGCACAGAAGTTTGTCGCAGAAGCTTTCACGATGATATTTGGATAGCTTCTTTAGAAAACAAACTACGCAACTCAAAAGATCATGTGGTAATTTCAGATTGTCGTTTCCCTAACGAAATACAAAGCATCCGTAATGCTGGAGGAATTATTATTTGGGTTAAACGAGGTGATCTTCCAGAGTGGTATGATCTAGCTGTTTCTGCAAACAAAGGCAGTAACATGGCTATCAATGAACTAAAAATGAAAAAGATTCATGCCAGCGAAACTGCTTGGGTAGGAACAGATTTTGATGTTATCATTGATAATAACGGAACTATCAACGACCTATATATTCAAGCCAAGGACTTAGTAATCAGCAATCAAGTCGCCTTGACGCCAGGTAATACCCTCTTTGCTTAACACCTGAGCACAGTTACAGCAGATAGTTTTTAGGTTAGTAGGACGGCAATTATCTAAATTGCCGTCTATGTGAAATACTCTAAACACTTCTTTATGAGGAGACTTATAACCGCACTTCTCACAGTAATTCTTAGGTTTGTAGCCAGCATGTTGCCATCTAGGAATATGAGCTTTTGGTCCGTGAGACATACAGGCTTCACATAGCCTTCTATAATAGGGTTTACTGTTTTTGTAATAATTTACAGCCCTTGGACGCTGTGCGCAGGCCTTACAAAGTGGTCTCATGCAAATATTTACACCTTTTCTTCCCCTTTTTCTTCTGGTATAACTGCCCATTTTCAAGAGAACACGCTAAATATTATGAGCAACTATTACCAGGAGAATAGGGAATGGCACTACAATCACCCGGCGTAGAAGTTACGGTAATCGACGAGAGTTTTTATACACCAGCTGAGCCTGGCACAACACCTCTTATCGTTGTAGCTACAGCGCAAGACAAAACAAATTCAGCTGGCACCGGAACTGCCACTGCTACTACACAGGCAAATGCTGGTAAGGCATTTAAATTAACAAGCCAGAAAGATCTTTTAGATCTATTTGGTGTTCCATTTTTTGAAAAGACAGCTTCCGCAAGTCCGATACATGGCGGAGAGCGCAACGAATATGGTCTTCTAGCAGCCTACAGCTTGCTAGGAGTTTCAAACGCTGCTTTCTTAGTAAGAGCAAATGTTGATCTTGATCAACTAGAAGGTAACACAAATATTCCAGGTGCTAATCCAACCGACGGCACATGGTGGGTAGATACTCAATCTACAGCGTTTGGTGTCCAAGAGTGGAACGGTGCTGCCGTTTCTACTACAGGCGGTCAGAAGTTTGCTTCTAAAACACCAATCGTATTAACAGATTCTGATTCAGCAAAGCTATCAGGAGTAGGTGGTAGCCCGCTAGCTTCTGTGGGATCAATCGGGGACTATGCAGTAGTGTTTGAAACTGTTGACGGCAGCGGATCTTTTACAGCCGGCGCTGAAACAGTAAGAATGTATTACAAGTCTGCAGGTAACACACAAGCAGGTGTTGCAGCAGGACAATGGGTATTAGTTGGTAGCCAAGACTGGTGTGCAAGCCATCCTACAGTGATGGGATCAGCAGCAGCAGGTTCTTTTACCGCAGGTAATTTCTATATCAACGGAACGCTAGTAACTGTTACAGGCGGAAGCAATCTAACAGCACTAGTAAGTCACATTAACGGTTTAGGAATTGCAGGAGTTACAGCCAAAGAAGCAACTGGTGGTAAGTTGTATCTATACTCAAATGGTGCTACTGAAAGCACAGGCGATTCAACTCTAGCGAATGCTATCACAATCGGACCAGGAACAGCAACACTAAGCCAAATTGGTATTACTGCAAAAGTATATTATGGTCCAGCACTTCAAATGACTCCGCACACTTCTGTTCCAGAGTGGAAGAGCACAGACAATGCTCCAAGACCAACAGGATCTGTTTGGGTTAAGACTACAGAACCAAACAATGGTTCACGTTACAGAGTTAAAAAGTGGAGTTCAGCAACATTAAGCTGGGTTTCATATGAAGCACCTATCCATGCAACTACAAACTCAGCATTATACTATCTAGATCGCAGTGGCGGCGGTGCAAATCTTCCAGTAGACACATTGTTTGTTCAATCAAACAGTGACGAACACACTGGTTACGATGCAGATCCAGCTACAGCAACATTTAGAATGTGGCGCAGAGTTTCTACAGGTGCAACAACAATTATTTCGACAGCAGTTGGATCAGGAACAGTTCCAAATGGCGCACATTCATTTACGATTGCTGAGTCATTGAAAGGTCAACTAGCATTAGACACAGCAAAAACAATTAGCTTTACAGCAGCAGGTAACGCAGCTGATGCTAATTTAATCGCTGGTAGAATTAACGCAGCTGGATTTACAAACATCGTTGCTTCTGTAACAGACGCAAACGAAGTTCAAATTTCACACAGATTAGGTGGTGATTTTAGAATCGTTAATGTAACTGGAACAGCAGTGACATCATTGTTTACAGTATATAACATTAACACAACAGCTGGAACAGCTAACTTCTACGAGTTACCTTCTACAACACCAAACGGTTACCTTGCATCAAACTTCCGTCCGTTCGCGACAGACGATTTCTTTGCAACAGGTGACGCACCAACTAACGAGCCAGTAGACGGACAGTTATGGTATAACCCAGACTTCTCCGATGTAGATGTAATGATCCACAATGGTTCAACATGGGTTGGTTACAAAAACTTTAGCGCAGCTTATCTAAACACAGATCCAAACGGTCCTCAAGTAGCTGCTAGTGCTCCAACACTACAAAGTGACGGCACAGCTCTTGTAGATGGCGATCTATGGATCAGCACAGCTGATATGGAAAACTATCCAACAATTTATCGTTGGAACGGAACATTGCTAGAATGGCTACAGTTAGATAAAACTGATCAAGTCACTGAAGAAGGCGTATTATTTGCAGATGCTCGTTGGGGCAATGCAGGTTCAGTTAGACCTTCAACATTGACCAGCATTAAAGATTTGTTAACTAGCAATTACCTAGATCCAGACGCTCCAGATCCAGCACTATATCCAAAGGGTATGTTGCTATGGAATCTACGTCGTTCAGGCGGTAATGTTAAGAAATATCGTAACAACTACATTGACACAGCAGGTGACAATCCAAGACAAGGTGATGTAAGCATGGGATCATATGCTACTGACCGTTGGACTACTGCTTCTGCTAACAATGAAGATGGTTCAGGCAGCTTCGGACGCAAGGCACAACGTAAAGTTGTTGTTTCAGCATTGAAGAGTGTAGTTGATACAAGCTCTGAGATCCGTGACGAAGAGCGCAGAAACTTTAACTTGATTGCTTGCCCAGGATATCCTGAGCTAATGAGCAACCTAGTTAACTTAAACATTGACAGAGGTTTAACAGCATTTGTTATTGGCGATACTCCATTACGTCTACCAAGCGATGCTACATCATTGGTAACATATGGAACTAACGCTAACTTAGTAACAGATAACGGTGACGATGGAATTGTTACTTACGATGAATACATGGCAGTGTTTTATCCAAACGGATTTACCACAGACCTAGGAGGCACCAACGCAGTTGTTCCAGCATCACACATGATGTTAAAGACAATCGCATTGAGTGACAACGTAAGTTATCCATGGTTTGCACCAGCAGGAACAAGACGTGGCGGTATCACTAACGCAACATCAGTTGGTTATATTGATTCGTTAAGCGGAGAATTCCAAACCGTAGCATTAAATAATGGTCAACGTGATACATTGTATGATCTAAAGATCAATCCAATCACATTCTTTAACGGAATTGGTCATGTTAACTATGGTCAAAAGACTCGTGCAAGAAATGCTTCTGCATTAGACAGAATCAACGTAGCACGTTTGGTAGTATATCTACGCAGTCAGTTGAACAAACTAGCTCGTCCATATGTGTTTGAACCAAACGACAAGATCACACGTGATGAAGTTAAACAGGCAGTTGAGAGCTTGTTGTTAGAATTGGTCGGCCTACGAGCATTATACGACTTCGCTGTAGTTTGTGATGAAACAAATAATACACCAAGTAGAATTGATCGTAACGAACTATGGGTAGATATCGCAATTGAACCTGTGAAGGCAATTGAGTTCATTTACATTCCATTGCGTGTCAAGAACACAGGAGAGATTTAAAAATGCCTATTACATCACTTAATAATTTAACAGTTCCAACTAATGGCGCAGCAGCAACTCAAGTGTTGCTGATGCCTAAGTTGAAATATCGCTTTAGGGTGACTCTCCTAGGCTTCGGCGTAGCAGCAGCCACAGAGTTGACTAAGCAAGTTTCAGATGTTACTCGTCCTAAGGTAAACTTTGAAGAAATGACACTAGATGTTTATAACTCAAAGGTATACTTAGCCGGTAAACCAAACTTTGAAACAATCACATTAACATTGCGTGACGATGCTAGTGGTGAAGTTCAAAAACTTGTCGGACAACAGATCCAGAAACAATTCGACTTCCTAGAACAAGCATCAGCACGTTCTGGTATCGACTACAAGTTCACTACAAGAATCGAAGTGTTAGATGGCGGTAACGCTAACCTAGCACCAAGAGTTCTTGAAACTATTAACTTGTATGGTTGTTTCGTTCAAAATGCCGATTACGGTGATTTGAACTACGGAACTAACGAAGCAGCTACAGTTGCTCTTACAATCCGCTTTGATAATATGGAACAGTGGGGTGCAGAAAAAGCTGCTCCAAGTATCGAAGGTGGTATTGGTGCAGCAGTTGGTCGTCAAGTTGCTACACAGGCTATTACTGGCGCACTTGGTCAGCAAGGATAATATTCCTAGAATTAAAGAAACCCGGTTTAGTCCGGGTTTTTTTATGACATAAATATTTGTATGGCTAATAAATTCACAAGATTCCTCAACGGTGTTGGCACCGGTTTAATTAATCCTAAAGGATTAGTTTCTAACTGGCAACATGCCACGAGACTTTTTATAGACGACACCTATAGACTGTCGCCTCGCAGTAAGTTTTTATTCTATGTTAGATTTGAACTTGATAAATCGGCTATGAGGGCTCCTGCATTTTCAGCTCGTCATACAGATGAAATTGGGCTTTTAGTTAAAAATTGTGATTTGCCAAAATATAACTTTGATATTGTAACAAAAAATCAATACAACAGAAAAAAGATCGTTTACAAAGGCATCAACTACGAACCTGTAAATATCAGTTTGCACGACGACAATGCAGGTATTGTTAATGCGCTGTGGGCTATCTATTACGGTTATTATATCGCCGACAGACATAATCCTATGGCTGCTTATGATGCCACTCATCTAAGACCTACAGATTCTCCAAATTTTAGATTTGGTATGGATAATAAAATCACTACACCTTTGTTTCAGTCTATTAGCATTTATACTATGAGTCGTAGAAGATTTTTAGGTTATACATTGGTAAATCCGAGAATAAAATCTTGGAACCACGGATCTGTAGATTACTCTGCAGGCGAAACATTAGAAAGTCAAATGAGTATAGAATACGAAGCTGTAAAATATTCTGCAGGAAGTGTTACAAGAAACAGTCCAAAAGGTTTTGCAACTTTACATTACGATAATTTACCAAGTCCTCTATCAGTAGCAGGCGGCGGCGTTGCTACACTTACTGGCGACGGCGGAGTGTTAGATGGGCTAGAATCAGTGTTTGGAGATCTTGCCAACGGATCTACTTTTGAAAGCTTCGGTGGCTTCTTAGGCACAGCGGTCAAAGCCGTAAACACTGCTAAAAACTTTAAAGCATTAAGCATAAACAGTCTTAAAAATGAAGCTATCAATATTCTAAGTAACCCATCGAATATTTCCTCAGCGGTATCAACAGTGGGCGGTGTTATAGGTAGTGTATTTCCGAAGAGTTCAAATAACACTGGCACCACTACAGCCACTCAAAGAAATCTAACAGGAAATTAACATGGCTGCTACTACAAATCTTCCAGAGAATATTAAACAAGATAGTGCTGCTGGAACAAAATTATTTTTTGACTCATACGGTCAAACACCATTAGAATTTCATGCTAACGAAGTCGATGGGGCTATTGGATTTTTTACGAAAAGAGGGTTCGATAAAGATACCGCGATAGTGATTGCTACATTGATTTTAAAACAATCAAAGATAGACGGAATTCCTGTTTTTCAATTTTTAGATTCTCTAAATAAATTTGACGTCACTGATCTTAGTATACTTGTTGGTGAAATTTTAAACAACAATAGACCTGCAACTTCTACTCTAGGATTTAGAACCGAACGAGTAATTCCGAATCAAATTAGAAATATCGCAGTATAATGGCTAAATTTGCTCAGGGTAGATTTGAAATGAAAAACCCTACAAAGTATGTAGGTAAAAAAACCCCATTGGCGAGATCAAGTTGGGAGTTTGTATTCATGAGAATGCTTGACGAACACCCCGGAGTAGAAAATTGGGCTAGCGAAAGTGTTCAGATACCTTATAAAGATCCGTTGTCGGGAAAATATACAATTTATGTTCCGGATTTTTTTATTGTATATAAAGATAAGAATGGTAAAAAACACGCCGAAGTAGTTGAAGTAAAACCTCAAAGTCAGACTCTAAGAGAATATGTAGGAAAAAGTGCCTACAACCAAGAACAATATATTAAAAATCTAGCCAAATGGGAAGCTGCCACTGCATGGTGCAAACAGCAGGGTATTCGGTTTAGAGTTATTAACGAAGGTGATATTTTCCATCAAGGATCAAAACGTAGATAAGTATAGTATGACTAAAAAACTTGAAGAACTATTCAATTTAGAAGATTCTAAAGAAATAGAAAAAGAAGAAGTTAAGATTCCGGTGCAAGTTCCTACGCACGAGGAAGTAAAATCATTAGACGAAAGCTATAAAGCAGTCGCTGAAATAACCAAAAGTTTACCACAGATCAAAGAGCTCGATACTCTTGATGAAAAAGAATTAGACGATTTAGCTAAAAAAGCAGAACAAGCATACGATGATCTAATGGACTTAGGTATGAATGTTGAAGTTCGTTACAGCGGTAGAATTTTTGAAGTAGCTGCTAGTATGATGGGCAATGCTATCACAGCAAAAACCAACAAAATCGAAAAGAAACTCAAAGCAGTAGATCTTCAACTGAAAAAATATAAAATTGACAAAGATGCAGGTGGCGACGATCCTAACGATGTTATTAACGGCCAGGGCTATATCATAACCGACAGGAACGAGCTGCTTAAGAAATTGGGTCAAAAGGACTAAATATTACTATGAAAACTTTTAAAGAATACCTTGCCGAAAGCAAAAAGGCCTACAGTTTCAAAGTAAAAGTTGCCGGCGAACTTCCAGAGGGCTTTCAAGAAAAGCTCAAAACTGATCTAGATCGCTGCAAAGTTTTAACATTTGAAAAAGTAGCTACTACACCTATACAAAAACTTCCTTTAGATTTTCCTAATAAATCTAACATGGAAGTAACTGTGTTTGAAGTTATTTGCGAGTATCCGATTAACAGTCAAGAAATCGCTGCTAGTGTAAAAGCTACTGGATTAGATGAAGATTGTTTCCGTGTTCGCGGTAGCAGTGAACCTACTGAAATTGATCAAGCTCTTATGGATCAAGAACCTAGCGGCAAAGCACTTTTAGACGATGCTCAATATAAAGAAACTACTAATGCTAAACATAAAGATTATTTTGGTGATGATTTCAACAAGGGTTTCTTAAAAGATTTAGATAAAGCGTCAAAGGCACGCAAGAAAGAAAACGGTCAAGGAGAATTTAAACTGCCTAAGGCCAAAACAGATAAAGCAGGTGTTAAGAGCACCTTAGGGAGTTAATATGAACTTTAATGATTTAATGGCAAAGATGCGTGAGCTAGATCAACCAGCAGTAGAATCTACTCCTGTTCTAGATGACGCAGCCATTGCTGAATGTCCACCGGACATGCCACCGAGCTCAATGAGCTCTACAATGAGCAAACCAGATACTCCGCCTCCAAGCATGAGTTTGAATCTAAATGCTCAGGGAATGGATAACATCGAACAATTAATGAGATTAGTCAAGGCAGTTAATCCTGATACAGATAAACCTGCAATGCCTACAGGCGGTATGCCTCCATCTATTAGTATCGAGCCAATGGACAAACCGATGGGCGGCTTACCTCCATTAAAGATGTTACCTGATCTTAGTGACGAGCCCCACATGGAACCAGACGGCGACGAAGGGCCAGAACCAATGAATCCAGATTTGGATAAAGATGGCGACAGCGAAAAAGAAAAGAAAGACAAAGAAGAAGCATTTGGAAATTCTTTAGGCGATTCTGAACCAGAAACAATGGGAATTAATGCTGCTATTCCAGACGGTGACGATCTAAACAAGCCAAAAGCTAGCTACAGCGACAAGCCATTCCGAGGCGACAATCCAATGGCGGCTGAATCGACAGATTTACGTTCACAAATCCGTGCAGAATTACTGCGCAGATTAGAAGAAGCTAAAGGAGTCAAATAATGGCATCAGTAACAAGAGTAAATGGACTTGCGGTTACAGTAGGCACACTATATAGTTTAAATGCAAACGCATTCCTTATCACTGTAAAAAATGCATCAGCATCAGCAATAGATCTACGTGCAGAAGACGATGCAATAGATGAAGCAGTTGAGCAAATCATTAAAGAAATAAATCCTTTAATGTTTTTTGTAACCGATTCTAGTGCTGGAACTATTCATGTCGTAGTAGATAAATCTATTAACAGTGCATCTGAATTACAAACACGTATTAGAAGAATTGGTATAGATAGTGGAGCTACAACAACAAGTATTGGACCCAACGATATCGATATCAGTGGAACCACAGTGGCCGCTGCTTCCAGCATCACTGTAGCATAAAGAAAATACAAACCCAAATAGGGCCGCAAGGCCCTATTTTTTTCATTAAATAGTAGTATGGCAAAATCATTAGACGGCGTATTAATTAAAAAAGCCCATGCTCCTCAGAGATACACTCTTGAGGAAGTAAAGCATTTAGAAGCCTGTATGGATCCTATAAACGGGCCTTTATATTTCTGTGAAAACTTTTTAAAGATACAACATCCAACTAGGGGTGCTATTAAATTTGACCCTTACGATTATCAAAGAAGATTAATCCAGTCTTATCACGAAAATAAACAGTGTATTGCTATGTTACCTCGCCAGATGGGCAAGACAACCTGCGCTACTGGTTATCTGTTATGGTATACTATGTTTGTTCCAGAAGCTCAAGTTCTTATTGCTGCTCACAAATATGAAGGTGCGCAAGACATTATGAACCGTTATCGTTACGGGTATGAGAACTTGCCAGACTTTATACGTGCCGGTGTTTATTCATATAATAGAAACACGATCGAATACGATAACGGATCGCGTATACAAGCGACTACCACAACAGAAAACACTGGTCGTGGTAAGTCTCTTTCTTTAATTTACTGTGACGAGTTTGCGTTTGTGCAGCCGCCAGAAAAAGCCAAAGAATTCTGGACTGCGCTATCACCAACACTATCGACAGGTGGTAAGTGTATTATTACATCAACACCTAACTCGGACGAAGATCAGTTTGCTATGATTTGGACTGAAGCTAATAAAAAGTTTGATGATCATGGAAATGAACAGAAAGTGGGTATTAACGGATTCGCATCATATTACGCACATTGGTCTGAGCATCCTGATAGAGACGAAGACTGGGCTAGAGTAGAACGTGCCAAGATCGGAGAAGAACGCTTTCGTAGAGAATTTGATTGCGAATTCTTAATTTATGACGAAACTCTAATTAATTCTGTTAAGTTAGC